GACGAAATCAAAAGAAGAAACAAGGTGATGGCAAAATCACCGTTGTTAGGCAAGACAAAAAATTCAAAGTTTCTCAGGATTTCGGGAATTTCTTGTTGGACAACAGAGGTGTTGAACAACTTGAGTTCGAGTGTTTTGACAAAGATCAGAGGACTTATTATAACAAAAACAACGAACCAATTCCCATCATTACCAATACCAACTCTCCCCTTAATACCAGTGGTAATAAGGGTCCATCAGGACCACCCGTTAGTGGTGGGAAGAGTCCACAACCATCAGGTCCTCCAAAACCAAATCCTCCTCCAAAATGGAACATAGAAAATGACGAACCTGCAGACTGGGAGGTTTTTCCATACGTCGCAAGAAAGAAATATTCTCACTCTTGGCTGACGGGATTGGAATACAGAAAACAATGCAAAGGCAGGCTCCCTACACACATCATCAAACATCTCCTACCCAAACTTACTAACAGAAACCCTATTGGATATGTCAATTACCAATACAGTCTAAGAGATGATGTCGTCATAGACCAGTTCCTCGATCAATGTTTCTTCTATGATGATGAGAGGCTCCTTCATGCCTATGCTGTGGATATGATAGCTGCATTCTATCATTGCAATTTCGATCCCATATCTGATAAAATTTTAGACACGTCAGTCGGGAACTCTTTAATGTATGAGAGGAATAGGAATTCCGGGAAAGTTCATAATAGCCATTATCCGTTGATGTCATATCAATGGTTTCTTTCTAAAATGGTGTTGTGGATGTTTTTGGGGTTCTTGTTTCTCTTGTTTTATTGGAGACGTTTCCGAGGGTCTTACTTGTCTCAATTGGTGGATTTTGTTTTAGGTCTGCTTAAACAAGGTGTCAGATTTTCCTTTAGGATGTCTATTTTAGAGAATTGGCCCACTCTTTCTCCCCTATTAGAAGAAATTGCAAAATCTCATCCTGCTGGAGCAATTTTTGTTGCTGTTTTTGAAACCTACCTCAAGTGGGTTCCCCAGGCATTTGGTGTCTGGAACTTAGCTCCTTTCATCTTCCATATGACAACTTGGTATTACATTGAAAGTGTTCATTGGCGTTTGATTCTACACTACATTCTGAACAGAGTAGTACAAGTTTATGAGATCGGTGGTCCTTTCTTTCCACTGATGGGAGTTGTGAACGTTGCCACTTGGGTTTTTGTAATCTTCATAAAAATTGCTATGTTGATTGCCCAAATTGAGAAATGGTGTATGCGTTGGTATCGTCCAGATATCATCTTGGCGCGCCTGTTTCCAATGTTTCCTCGCTTCTCTTTGTACTTTGAAGAGGTTATCAAATGTTTTCCTGGTGGTTGGAAACTGATAGCTTTCTTGGAGAGAATGCTCTATGGCTCTTGGATCACATACAATTTTCATAAAGCCTCCAGTAAATTCAATTTTCCTACAAGGTTGGTGTTCCACAGATTGCATAATGAAAGGTTGTCTAATCCACACATAGTGGCTTATAAAGCTATTCTGGAAAGAAATAAGCCGCTCTGTCTTCAACAAGTGTGGATGGCTCAAGGATTCTTCCCCTCTGTTAGAGCGTTTCCTCTTAAAATCAATGCCTTTGATTCAACAGATCCAAATCTACTAAAATTCTTAAAACAACATAATGTTCATCTGGATTGGACAGACAACAAGTATGGATTGTATCCAATATACACCGTACCTACAATGGCCAGACCTGATAGCACTGCACAGACCTTATTTGCAGCTTACTATGGGAGAATTTTCAAATACAATGATTCTCAAACTGATCTTGGTTCTCAGGATCTGCTTTTGAAGATTTGTAGATTAATCACTGTTCAACACGTCGAAAATCCTGAATTTGTAGACAATTTGACTCCAAAACAAAAAGAAAGAAGACGTTATGTTGAGGATAATTTGAAAGAATTTTCGTATAAAGAAATTAGACATATCATGATTAAGAGTGATGAGGTTCTTCCTTTATACAAAAAATTTGTTCCAAGAGTCCTTTTTGACCTTAGTGGAATTGATTTTTACAAAATGGGACAAATAACCAGTGAAATTACCAACTGGGTTCATAGTTTCCTTTGGGGAGTTGAGAAAAACGTTCCTTTAACTATGAATGGGGTCACACTCAATATTCTATTCGCTTGCGGATCTCTATCCTCTGATCTGGAGGACTTTCTTGAGCTGCCTGGTGATAGAATGTTGGTGATGGGAGACGATACTCTTCTTAGGCTTCAAACTGGAGAATTCATAGAAAATGATTTTTCAGCTTACGACAGGACTCAGAATAGTTTTCTGAGGTCTTTGGTTAATGACATTCTGATAAGGAGTGGATACAAAGAATTGGTGGAGCATAGGGAAGAACAATATAGGTCTCAAAAGAAATGGACTGCTCATGGGAAGAATTTCAAAGTTCCTTCTTTCAAGAACAATGTCGGGGGGGTTCCTGACATGAGGATGACGGGGGAAGCTGCTACTTGCCTGGACAATTCAATTGTCAATGTTATCTGCACTTTCTTCGTTCTACTTCAATGCAATGTTGCAAAAGATTTTTCCATTGGTAAAATAGAAACGGAGTATAAACTTTGTGGAGTGCTACCAAAAGTCAAATACTCTCTTTATCCCACTTTTTTGAAAGGTGTGTTTCTGAAAGACGAAACAGATAAGCTCAGGTGGGTCAGGTTACCAAGTTTCATCCTAAAATTTGGTAAGATCCTCACTGATCCAAACTCTATTGTTACTAATAAAGTGGTTAGAAAAAATGTCAAGCAACCAAATCTTTTGAACTTGTATTCTTCTGATTCTGAACTGTGTGGAAATGATTCATTGTACGCTGAGAAATGTAAGTTGATTTTGCATGGCCAATGGAAAGGTTATGGTTATATGAGAAATAATTACATTTACCGTCTCATAGATGAGGCTGTCAACAAAGCTTGTGGCAAAGATTTCATTAAGTTCGATAGGAAGGAGTGGCAAATATTCTCTGATTCTGAATTCCTTATTGAAGACCATATTTTTGACAATTTTCTTTGGTCAAGGTACAATATCTATGGTCCGGATTTTCTGGAAGTTATTAAGGATTACTGTGCTGGTATGTCTACTGGAAAATTCCCAATGACTTTTTATTCTGTTGGACTTAATCCCCTTCATAATGATTATTAGTGCTGCCCCTTGTCCTAAGCATAGACGTTAAAAGGCTTCGAGTAGTGCGACCACTACCTCACGATGTAAAAGTCGTGACGACGGGATGAACGCCTATAGTTCCGGGAGAGTCTACCCGTACAAAAGCGGACGATGGTCGTAAACGACCCCCACAAAAACCAATACATGAGTACAAATAAGAAAATCACAATAATCAAAAACAAAAACTCAAACCCTAAACAATCTTCCAAGAGCAAGGTGAAGAAGAATAGGAAGAACAGGAACCGCCGTGGTGGGGAAACTATGGTGGGTGTTTCTGTTAAAACAAACTCGGTCAACAAAGCCCCAAAATTTCAAAGACTCAATGATGGTGGAGTCATTGTTGAACACAGAGAGTTTCTTGGCAATTTTATGACTCACAGTACAGCACATATGACTAGGTATGACGTCAATCCAGGTGACGACTCAACTTTTCCTTGGTTGAGTACTATTGCAAGTGGGTATGAGAAATTCCAAGTCATGAGCATGTCAGTGCAGTATAAGCCTACATGTTCCACCATAACAAATGGCCAATTCATGGGTTATGTCGAGTATGATGTGGAAGACGAACTTCAAGCCGATCCAAAAACTGTCTTGAACATGTTCGAATCAGTGAGTGGTAATCTATGGTCACCTCACACCTTAAGCGTTAAGTCCAGCAAGTTTAACCAAGCGAAATCATACTTGATTAGAACAAAATATACCCAATATGGAACTAAATTACTTTATGACCCATGTTCGATCATGATCGGTTCTGATGCAGATTTCACAGGCATCACTGGTCAGATTTGGATATCTTATAAGATTAGACTCTTGGTGCCCAGTACAGACAATCAGGTTCTCTGCAGGAATTCATTTTTTACTTTGAGTGAAGTACACATGTATGAGAATGCAACTGGAAGCATCGTTCCTGACCTCACTACAGGAACTCAGAATAAACTTGCTGGAAACTTCTTTCCTAGACCAACGGCACTTGGTTGGAAATTTGATACTGATTTCTGCGGCATGTTGCATATTTTAATAGAAACCGCTGGAGACATCAATCCAGAAACAGCAACCGTGTATTGTAGGGCTATCACAGGGCCCGCATATACATTGTTTACTCCTTTCCTATGTCACCAAGGCTCTGCATTGAGTAGTGAAAGGTTTAGTTTCGCCGCCGGTTTCAGAATTTTGGCTGGTTCGTATCTAAGTTTCTCAGGCGATTGGGGAACTTCCGGATATAATGGTAACTTTTACGTTAGCTTCTATGAATGCGATGTTAAGTATTGGGATGCCGTCGCAGTTCCAAGATCTTCCTCTCTGTTGCTTCATGAGGTGGAGGAGCAAGAAGTCAAACGTGAGGAACCTCCTAAAATTCCTGTTGGCTCTGTCAACAAACAAAAAGCTCCGACTAATCTCGGTCCATCAACCACACTTCGTGTGGGAGGGCGTTAATAGCGACACGTGATGCTTACAGTCAGGCGGATTGACTTTAACTAGGCCGGG